CAAAACTCCCTTACAAACCCACTCTATATGTCTTATCTAAAAAAGACGACTCACCTTACAAAACACTAGACGGAAGAAATCTCGAACCAATACACCTCGATAGTATGGGAGGTGCTCGAAGATTCCGAGATAAGTATTCTGGTGTTGACTCATTTGAGATACACGGATTTGATCGTTGGGCATACACCTATATTGCTGACACATTCAAAGGTGACATAGAGTACGATCCTAAACTCATTCGAGTTTGTACTCTTGACATTGAGTGTGAGTGTGAAGAAGGATTCCCTGAACCAACACTAGCAAACGAAAGAGTCAATGCTATCACATTGAAACCATTTGGTCAACCTGCTCATGTATTTGGGTTTGGCGAATGGGATCATCAAAAGAACATAAACTACTATCCCTGCCAATCTGAGAAAGAACTTCTAACTAAGTTCATCAAAGTTTGGCGAGAACTATCACCTGACTGTATTACAGGTTGGAATGTTGAAACCTTTGACATTGCCTATCTATGTAATCGTATTGACAAACTGTTTGGTGAGGGTGAACATAAGAAACTATCACCATGGGGACTATCTGATACCAGAGAGTGGAACTTCATGGGTGGTACGAATGTACAGCAATCTTGGAAACTACATGGTATCACAGTTCTAGATTATCTACAAATCTACAAGAAGTTTACTTACAAAAACCAAGAGTCCTATCGTCTAGATAATATTGCTCAGGTAGAACTCGGTGAGGGTAAACTCGATTATGAGCAAGCATCTCTACACTTACTATACAAGCAAGACTACATTAAGTTCTTAGAATATAACATCAAAGATGTTGACTTGGTAGAAAGACTTGATAAGAAACTTGGTCTCATTAATTTGATCTTTGCTATGACTTATACTGCCAAGTGTAATTATGGTGACACCTTTGGTCAGGTTAGATACTGGGAAACAATCATTTATAACTTCCTAAGAGATAGGAATATACAAACACCACCACCTGCTTTAAAGACTGGCAACGATAAGAAAGGACCAATCGTTGGTGCGTATGTTAAAGACCCACAAGTAGGTGGGCACGATTGGGTTGTTTCTTTTGACTTAAACTCACTGTATCCTCATTTGATTATGCAGTACAATATGTCACCAGAAACTCTTACTGATGATCACGAAGATGTAACAGTTAAGAAACTACTCAGAGAAGAATACGATTCTACATACATTAAACGCAAAGATGTAACAGTTGTACCCAATGGTGCTGTGTTTAGTAAGAAGAAGCAAGGTTTCTTACCTGAGTTGATGGAACAGTTCTACGATGAACGAAAGATGTGGAAAAGTAGAATGATTGAAGCATCTAGAAGATTACAAACTGAAACTGATTCTAAGAAGAAAGAGGAATTACAATCGATTATAACCATATGTCATAACAACCAGATGGTCAGAAAGATTTCCCTTAACTCAGCATATGGTGCTCTCGCAAACCAATACTTTGCTTTCTTCAATCTTAGAATCGCAGAGGGTATTACAACAGCAGGTCAGTTATCTATTCAGTGGATTGAGAAGAAGATTAATGATTGGTTAAACAATCTATTGAGTACGAACAATGATTATGTTATCGCAATGGATACTGACTCAATCTATGTAAGGTTTGACGAGTTGATCAAAAAGGTTAATCCCAAGAATCCTATAGACTTCTTAGATAAGATGGCGAAGGAAAAGGTTGAACCATTTATCAACAAATCCTATGAAGAACTTGCCGAATATGTAAATGCCTATGAGCAAAAGATGTTTATGGCAAGAGAGGTTATTGCAGATAAAGGTATCTGGACTGCTAAGAAGCGATACATCTTAAATGTCCATGACGATGAGGGTGTAAGACTTGCTCAACCCAAACTTAAAATGATGGGTATAGAAACAGCAAAGTCATCTACACCATTATGGGTAAGAAAAAGATTAGAAGCAGGACTAAAGGTAGTGATGCAAGGTAATGAGAATACTCTACACGACTTTGTTGAAGAAAGTAGAGATATCTTCAAAACATTACCACCTGAAGAAGTAGCATTCCCAAGAGGTGTAAAGAATCTTATGCAATATAAAGATAATGCTAACATTTACACTAAGTCTACACCCATACATGTGAGGGGATCTCTACTATATAACCACTACTTGGTAAAGAATGGTTTAGAAATGAGATACAGTTTAATCAAGAATGGTGAAAAGATTAAGTTCTGCTATCTAAAATTACCTAACACTATCAATGAGAATGTAATTGCTTTCATGGACTTTTTACCCAAAGAGTTTGATCTACACAAGTATGTAGATTATGATTTACAGTTTCAGAAAACTTTTGCAGAACCTCTACAGGCAATACTAGACACCATAGATTGGAATGTGGAACCAACTGCTAGTTTAGATAGTTTCTTTGCCTAAATAATTATATTGAGGAATAATTATGTACGAATATAATGCTAAAATTTTAAAAGTGGTTGATGGTGATACAGTAGATGTAGACATCGACTTAGGATTCGACATCGTCATCAAGGACGAAAGGGTTAGACTCGCAGGTATAGATACTCCTGAAAGTAGAACACGAGATCTTGAAGAAAAGAAGTTCGGATTACTATCTAAAGATTTTCTTAAAGAGAGACTTGTAAAAGGGAAAACATACAAGTTGGTCACTGAGAAATACGATTCCAAAGGTAAGTTTGGTCGTATCATAGGTGACATTCATATCTTTAATGAAACAAACAAAACATGGAAATCAGTATGTCAACTGATGATTGAAAATCGTATGGCAGTACCATATCATGGTCAGTCAAAGGATGATGTAAAAGATTTACATGAAACTAACCGAAAATACCTTTACGAAAAGGGTATTATACAGTAGAATATAACTATGGATCATAACTTAATTGATATAATCTTTTTTGGTTTCTGTTCAGCGACAACTGCATTACTTCTGTATATGGAGTATCAGATATCTCAGATCAAAACTATGATGGAAGAGCATATTAAGTATGATAACAATTTATGTAATGGAGAAGTGAATGAGTTTTCTAAAAGATCTAGTAAAGGCGACAGGGAATGAGTATGCCAATGTGGTTGCAGATGGCATAGAAGCAGGTGATGTTGACGGATTTGTCGACACTGGTTCTTACATTTTTAATGCCCTTTTATCAGGTTCACTGTATGGTGGACTTCCCGAAAATAAAATAACTGCGATTGCTGGTGAGTCTGCTACAGGTAAGACTTTCTTTGCTTTAGGTATTTGTAAAAGATTCCTAGAGGATAATCCAGATGCAGCAGTTATGTACTTTGAGTCAGAGTCAGCGATTACTACTCAAATGATTGAAGAACGAGGTATTGATCCCAATCGTATCGTTATCGTTCCAGTTGTAACAGCACAAGAGTTCCGAACTCAAACGATCAAAGTCATTGATCGTTATCTAGAAACAGATGAAAGTAAAAGACCCAAGATGATGTTTGTCTTGGATTCACTTGGTATGTTATCTACAACTAAAGAGATTGAAGATACTGCTGAGGGTAAAGAAACAAGAGATATGACCAGAGCACAAATACTCAAAGGTACTTTTAGAGTTCTAACTTTGAAACTTGGTCGAGCAAAAGTTCCAATGATAGTGACAAACCATACATATGACAGTATTGGTTCATTGTTCCCAACTAAAGAGATGGGTGGTGGATCAGGTCTTAAGTATGCTGCATCTTCTATCATTTTCTTATCTAAAAGAAAAGAAAAAGATGGTAAAGATGTTGTTGGTAATATTATCCACTGTAAGAATGCTAAGTCGAGGTTGACTATTGAAAACAAAATAGTAGATACCAAACTGATGTATGATAGTGGACTAGATAGATACTATGGTTTGCTTGAATTAGGATTAAAGTATGGTGTCTTTAAAAGCAAGTCTACCAGAATCGAACTGCCAGATGGTACTACACAATTTGGTAAAACAATTAACAACAACCCTGAGAAATACTTTACTCCAGAGATCATGCAGCAACTAGAAGATGCTGCTGGCAAAGAGTTTAAGTATGGTGGTGCAGTTGAATTTGATAAAGAAACAGGAGAAATAACTGATGAAGAATATACTGACAAGTCTTAAAAACTTCTTCATGTCTGGTTATGAGAGAATCCGTGCTAGAGATAGCAAGGGCAGATACATCGCTGATGATCCTCGTACCAAGTACAC